TGCTTTTCAAATAAAATAATTAAAGATGCTGGATCCCGCCATCTCAAGCGGTTACCCCCATCACCAAAATAATACGGAATTGTAACGAAGCATAATGTTGCCATAACAGGTTTTATGTCCTTTGGGATAGCCCTCGGAGTACTAACTGCTCTTGACTACGTTACATACCTAAAAGTAATACTTTGGTTGTTTGAAAAAAATGCAGTAGAGTTCTAACAATAATAAGCTCCCCACAATAAACACCTATCGGTTATTTTAAAATTGCACATTTTTACAGCGTGCTACTGATCATTTTACTAAATGATTAAACATGGTCCCAATTCTCATCAGTATCTTTGGTTGCTAAGGTTGTTACCCCTGACACACCATAATATCCGTATCTGCCTGCTAATACAGCCGATCTCGAAAAATTCATACGAGGAGAACCAATCCATTGACCACATCTAAAACCATCTCCCATGTAGGCGTACATCGTGACACGTGCTCCAACATTTCCAGCAACTACAGGATTACCTGTAGCTGGTTGCCAAAAATGCATGAAGCCCAAGCCAAATTCATTAACATTGCTTACCCCCATCACTATGTGTTTTAACACACTATAATAAGGTATTTCAATCTCTAGCGTATTACAATTTCTTGTTATACAATGTACAGTTTCAAAACTGCACGAGACCTGTTGAACACCAAAGTCATTAGGATTACCGGCGGAGCCATAAGCATTTGCAGTTGTTGTAACATTTGCTGTTGATTGGACTCCACCAATAACTTGGTTTTGTTGTGCTATGGTCATGAGTTGTTCGGCAACCATTCCACCTAAACCAGAAACTAGTCCATTGGTATTGCTTAATATTGGTCTATTAACAAATCCAACGAACACCGTTCCACTCGCAGATTCAGACATACCTGAAAAATCGACAATAATCTTAAACCTCATATCCCCCATCCAAGCATTATACGCTCGTAAAATGCTATACCATGGGTTAGTGGTAGTAATCACACTATCGATATTAAAGATAAGTCCAAATCCTCCTAGCTGTCCTGCTGTTGCGTCAACAATTGGTGACAAAAAACTATTACACATTAAAGAGCCCCTTTTGAGCAATTCACGTAAGGAACGTGGTCGCTCAATATATTGGGACACCGTGTGCGTATTAACTTTACTTGCCTGATTACCAATTGTATCTCCTTGTGCCGTCGCAGCGCCCCATAAGCCATTCATTCCTGGCCTGTGCAATTCAAAGTTTTCACCTCCTCGCAAGTATACGTTGATATCTATCGACGTACTCACCCCAGAAGGCACCACTAATGGATTCAACACAGCCAAAAACCATTCTCCTATGGTGAATCTGTTTACGCCTTCTGGGTACATCCGCATAGTGTTGTTAGCATTAACGGCTGAACTTCCATTCCAGCGACCAGGATTTGGTGCACAATCGCACCACGCTGCCCAATGTTGGTAGGGTACTATTATTTTAAAACAATTTTCCTTATTATTAACTTCTATGACCTTTCCATAGTAAGTGGTAGGGTCAACTCCTGATGCCGAAAAGTTAGTCACCGGCGTAGGAGTATAATTAACTCCAAAGAAAAGTTTTCCAGTGTGGTATTGAGTACCAACAATTTCCACACAGAACTCCAAGTCTCCTCTCCAATTGCAATAAAAGCTTGATAGCCATTCAAGTGGGTACGTGTCCCTAGTATTAGACGCTCCTGCGAGCATCCTTATAGGTGCACATGCTCCACTTGCAATGACCGTTCCAAAAGTCTGTGTCGTAACAAACGGTACCGAGGTTATAACGCCTGGTATTCGTTTGATCCAGTCAATGTCCATTTCATCCCATGAAACATTAAAAGTGTTTTCTGATACAGTAGTAACACCAGACGGATAGCTTGATAACCTATCCACCGTTGGCGATCCATGTACCATAAAGGGATTGGAAATCCCCCACCTTATAATTTTCTTGGGATCCTCAACATTAGAGGCTAGATCCATGCCAGTTACACTAACATCATAAGAATCTCCTGTTGTATTAATAGGAGCATTTCCAGTGACGGTAATGTTCTGTACATTTACTAACCCCTGTGCTGACCCGGACAGAGGTCTTGGTAACGATAGTTGTACGTCTAATAATTGGGCATATATAGTATACCCTATAGCCGTACTTGCTCCCGTTCCCGCTGCCAGTGTGTTAAAGACTGACAAACCTGCTGCCCCTACGCTGTAAAGGGTATGAGAACTGATATACTCACAAGGAGGATACCAGTACGTTTCCAATTCAGCTACAGTATTATACGAAGCATTTAGCTTCACATGTCGGATTTGTGCCATACCCGATTGGGTATTGGGCGCTAGGGTTATTGGTCTAAACCAAAACGCCAATTGTCCAGAATGGAACTGAGTTCCATTAAGTTCAATTCGGAACCGAACTCTATACCTATAATAGGAATATTGTTCGATCACCGATTTCCAACGTGAGAAGCCACTATGCATAGTAGTAGGAGTAAACACCTTAAGTGTTTGCCCCACTGTAGCCGTAGTTGACCACGTTCCAGAAGCAACTCTAACAGGAACTAAAAAAAAATTTTTTAGATCCCATTGTCGTTCCTCTGCGGTGCCTTGATAAGTTGCTGGCCCATCAGTTAAAGTAACTGCTTGGGTTTGCTCGTCAAACAAAACACCTCTTCTCATCTCCTCTCGCACTTCTCCTTCCATACTCGATTCCTTAATACCTGCCTTTAGTTCCACTGGAACCACCGGAGGCGCTAAAAGCGACTCCGTGTGCTCCATCTTTCGTTCAGCTCCAATAGCCATATCTTCATTTTGTCCTTCCATTTTTGATTTTCCCTGGGAATCTTTCACAATTCCCATTTGAGCGGTGCAATCGGTCGCGCCGCCAAGACCTGATCTCTGTTTACGGTTGATCATCCGTGGTGTATTTAACGTCGTACCCCGACGGTTTTGATCATTTATACAGCGATCTACTGACTTACTTTTACCATGTGTAAGTTCACGTGTCTGCGCAAAATTTGATTCCAGTTGCCCGGTTTCATTAAAAATGCGATCATAATAATCATAAGTGTATAAAGGGAGTTTTAAATCCCTTGCGTTACTTGCTTCTAATAATAAGGTTCTATAGTGATTAAATACTATAGGTCCCCAAAAGTATAGATAGCGCATAGCACATTCTACGTTTACTTGTGTACATTCCAGTACACTCATAAACTTCGAATTACTCACCCAGATCATCATGTTCTCAATAGATTTCAAGTCTAGCGTTGGTTTTATATACATGCCATCCTCTCGAAACCCACGTTTTAAAAACGTAGTCTCTCTTAGATCTTTGAAAACAGACCTTTTGTCCTTCCTCTCGGAAGTCGCAGTCAACCCTAAGGTTGCTGCTACGTCAATAATACGTTCTCCAGTGATTTCCTCTAAAACCTCTTCTTCCATTGCAATGATGTTGTCATCTCCACAAACAAACGATGAGGTATTCAAAGTAAAGTATCTACAATCTCGTTTATTTATGGGTGCTAAACACATCCAATAATATCTGAGGAGTATTTTGGATACCAGGTTGTTCATCACCATGGTTAACGCATTACCTGAGGGGTTACCTTTATTTTTGAGATATACATCTCTACGTACAAGAATGTACGTAAAAACAATCTCATGAAACAAGGTGAACCTGACGTTCTCCTCTTCTTTAGTTCCTTGATACCATTTATTGATGATATCCAGAGCACCAAAGATTAGTTGAGCTCCTAAAGAGCCATCAAACCAAGTGTAGTCTAAAGCACCTACTTTTCTGTTAATTTTCATCAACGAAAAAGCAAGTTCAGACCATGCTCCGCTTTCCGGGTTAAACCCAGCCGCACATCCTAAAGTCAAATTGTGTTTAAACACAAATGACGAAAATGCGCCAGTGTACTTGCGCAGCAAAAGAGTAAAATCCATTGGTGGATTCATGAACAGACGGGTATTACCCGTAGTGATCTTATTAAGACCCAGTGTTTCATCTTTCAATGAAGCTGTCCAAATACTCCTTATCCTTCTTCTACTCTTGGCTTGAGACTCTCTATTCTCAACTTGTTCTCGCATTATTGGGTACCGAAATACCCATTCTTGTTCCTTAAATTCCAAGTACGTTTCCTTACCGCTTAAATCCTTCAGTTTATTTTCATTTTTAAACCATCCAGCTCCAAACGGATAACCAGCACTTGAATGGGGATCTACTCTTGGCAGAGTATCATACCCATTCAACATTTCCTTTTCCGTCAATACCCTCCGGGGATACATAGGATCAATAGCATGTTCACACACTATATCATCTACTATCTCCATCATCAGGTCACCTTCAACATCTCGCCTTAGTCCTGTATATTTATCCTGTTGTTTTTCCAATATGTCTTCCAACCCTTCGTATCTTTCATCCTCCCAATCGAGGACTGATGGATACTTTTTCTTCTCAAAGAGATCGCTAATGAGACTCTCTCTTATCGTAGATTTGGTCGGAGGCATAACTTGCTTTGTCTTTTCTACACTTCCTACATATTCAAAATTATCAAACATTATATGTTTCATCGTTGTTTCCAACTCCATATTAGGCATTACGCACCACTGCGCGCAACCGTCTAACATTGTTTGTAATTTTTCTTGTGTAAGAACAGTAGCAAAAGCTCTGTCCGTATCCATGATAGCACTTACGTGCATACCAAGGATTTTTCGTTGCAATCTTGCATCGCGTACTAAAAGAGGGGCTCCACAATCCCCTGCCTTAGTCGTCGCGGTGTAAGACCACGACCGAACAAGATTATACCTACTGGAACTATCACCATTCACAGTGTAGGTAGTAATCTCATTTGGTCTAGCCCGCGTGTGATGAATCACATGCATGGGCTCCTTCAAGATCAATTGTGCGTTGAAGTCAGAGAGGAATTTTAAATCTTCCTCCTTGACAAAATGTCCAAATATGTCCTTTCCTGGTTGCCAGGAACGGCCAACATTGTACACGCACCAATCATCTTTCTTATCCAAGACAACAGAGTTTACACTCAGTTGCCTTGAATCGAAGGGAATTGTTAACTTACTAGTTGTACCGTAAGATAACCCATCGTATATGTAAGCATTTGTAACTTCAATCTCGAAATCACTATCCTGCACTCCACCATCTCTTAAAAAGAAATGGTATGGAAGCACAAAAAGTGACCCTCTGATATTAATTGCATTTAATACACATACTGGTACTCCCTTCCTTAGTTTCTTGAACTTGACCATGTTTCCTATCGCAAGCTTGGCTATAGCATCCCCGTTAAGGTCTGCACTAGCTTCAGCTCTTGAATCACCATTCACATAGTCTATGATATCGTAAACGTTATCAAACTTTTCGCATGCTAATGACCATTTTGGTAGCCATTTGCATACGAGGGCACTGTCCAAGAGATGCCCTCTTCCTGTTGCACGGAGGAACTGTATATAGAAATCTATATACCGTACCCCCAAGGATTTTGGAGAAAAAACTTGATTTTCAAAAGGTTTAGGTAATTGCATTACCCCTTCATCTTTATCTTCATCAGTTTCTTCTTCTGAGCTTATAGCTTTAAGTTTTCGAGAATCCTCAGCACGATGTAGACGTTTCCGCCTAACACCATCCTTTGTTCTCATGTCACTCTCAGCTTTATCGCTCCAAAGTCCTCTTCTCACCTCGTGGTCTGAAACAGAACAACAGTCACTAAGACAGTCATCTGCCTTAATTTTCTTCCATTTCTCCACTTCTTTTTTTGACATACCTTTTAATGTTTCCGGATCACGAATATCTTTCACTGCCTGTTCAGCAATTACTCGACGTCGTCTCCTTACTCCATCAGTATTGCGCATGTCACTCTCTGCTATTTCCTTTACGAAGCCCATGGTTTCCCATTCAGCCATCATATCAAAATTTCGCAGAGCCTGCTCCACTTTTTTGTGGTCCACCGTCATGTCGCCTTTTACAGCGCGAGTATACGCATTACGTAACTCTCTCCTCTTCATAAACATACGGCTTAACCACCGCCTATCATCTAAATTAAGTTCCGTTCTTGACAAAACTTTTTCTAGATCAAAGGCCACCTGTTCTGGATTCTTCTTCATATAGTCAGCAACGACTCCTATGACGACTCCAAAACCTACTTTCAAAACACCATTCAACATTGTCCTACCTTCACCTGTATAGGCTCCAGCAGCCAATGTAAACGCTCCTGCAATGTAGCTAGCTGTTGAGGCTACATTCACCCCTCTGGACAGCATATCCGTTAAGATACTACTTCCAGACGCTCCTCTGTTAAATGCCGGAACGACATCATACCAACCATTTCGCATGTGTGCTTGCGCATCCTGCTTAATGATATTTACTGCTTCTCCTAGGTACTCCATTATCTGAGCTTCGCCATCATTAAAGCGCGCGTTTAAAGCGCGTGCTTTTCTGGCGCCAAGTAACTCAGCCTCTGTTGTTATGTGTCTGTACTGCATGATTTTTAGTTTATCCACCAATTCTGGAAAACTAAAAACCCTCTCCTCCAAATCTCGATCAAATTCTGGATGTTTGAATTTGAAACCAAGATGACCAAAGTCATCCCTAAAGTCCTTATCTTTTTTAATTACCTGTATCACTGCGTGTCTTCTAGCTAGAATAGCATTGCTGTTATTCATAATATTAGACATCGCTGGGTACAGAGAATTAGTTGCCAAAAGTATCAGTTTTGCCTGACACGTCTGACCCTTAACACCAACTGCTCTTGAATCTAAAGATGCCATAGGTAACACTGTCGTTTGACAAGTTACCCACTGCAATAGTTCAGAGTAATCGGTATCAACTTTTGCTGCCCAGTCATCGACCATTATACAATAATGGCCGTCGTATCCATCGTAGTGGTCTGTTTGACCACGTGGATAAATACGTTTACTGACTGGGATTGCCCTCGGAATTAACGCATCCGCAATTGCTGTTAACACTTGCGACTTGCCAATTTGAGGGGGTCCTCCAATGCATACACAAAAGGGTGTGACCCTTCCGAATGCATCCTCTTCCATTTTTATGATTTTGATCTGCAATTGTTCCATTTGTTCCATTTGTTTCCTTAAAAATGCTGCGTTCTTCCAGCCACCAACGCCTGCCAATAAGACAAGCTCTTCTACTCTCTTAAACAACTTCTCCAACTTCCTTCTCTTCTCCAGTATTAAATATTCATCAATAGGGGTGTGCAAAGCTTCCTGTGCATCAAGCATAGTCTTCTTCACATCACCTCCAGTGACTCTATCATACCACTCTAAAATCTCGGGTGTATTAAAACTCTTAGAAATAAACTCAAAAATAAATCTAATTAACTCAAAAATATATATAAAACGCGTAGAAATTCTAGAATAAAAAACATCTAAAGTATTAAAACGTTGAAAAATACGGAAATGGTTTTCCGTCAAGCCAAAAAAATTAAAAATATAACTAATAAAATTAACAAAACTATCAGTAAGCGATTGAGCTACTGCACCTTCTGTTGAAGGCCAAGTAAACTCAAAAGTTTTACCAACTTTTCTAAAAAAATAATTTATATAAAAGATTGTTCGCCCAAATTTATCATAAGATGATATCTCTGGGTTTTCAAAAAAATGTTCTAGATCCAAATGAACTGTTCTAAGGTCCAAAAGAATCTCTGCTGCTGTCGACGCTTTGGACATTATTTCCTTAACGCCACCTAACATTCCTGAGACCGTAGACGCGGCTTCCCGCACTTCATTCGCCGTGTCACTAACGCTGTTTAATGCGTCAGCAACCACAGGTGGTACTAACCTATTCAAAAAGCTATCGCTTGTTGAAACCTGCTCGTCTATTATCTCTTTCTTTGCCTTATCCCACGTCACCTCTTCACTGTCATTCCAATAACGAACATGTGAATGTTCATTTATTAGCCACCAATCACGATCCACGTGGGTTCCAGCATTGAAACCTTCTTTCCAAATTGGATTTCTCCAATCTGTTCTTACTCTCACGTCAGCATTCGTTGTCAATACTGTGATTTTAGGTGAGAGTCCTAGAGAAATAGTAAATTCATACAATTCAAACTCAGGTTTTGTATCACTCTGAGCTATATTGTACTTCATGTCATATTCCTCTATTCTCCTTACTCGTCTCTTCTTCTTCTGCTGGCGTTTTAAACCAGTTTTCACCTCCATTCGTTTGACCTCCTCTTTCAAGGATTCAAACCTACTCTCTAATTCAATAGTCTCTTGGAGAAACTCTCTTACTCCTCCCTTCCCT